TATATTACTTGATACAAATAAAAAATTAGAAAGAATAGCTACTGCTTTGGAAGAAAATAAAAAATCAGATGGAGTAACAAAATGAAATACGATATCACAACATCACACATGAACACTCAGCATTGGACAGTTGAAGCTGAGTCTAAAGAACAAGCCGAAGAAATATTTAAGAAATGTAAAATAGAATGGAGCAAAGAACTACGCAAGTATGTATGTAGGTATCCAATACCTTATGTACTACAAGGGTTAGTCACTATCCCCGACGCAGAACTTCGTGCTATCAACGTAGTACCTGGACAAACTGAGCCAGCATTTACAAAGTTAGGAGAGAGCAATGACTAAGGAAGTAGAACAAGAAGAACTAACTATACCTATTGACCTATTAGAAAAAGATCCATTGGAGTTAGCAGAGAGTGAGGAAGATATACAAACTATTGTTACTTACTTACGTGCTACCAGGGAAAACATCAGGGCAACGGAGAAAGCAGGTAAGAGAATTACTAGCAAGTCATCACGAACTAAACCTAAACAATATGAATCAAATGTATTGGACATGTTAATCAAGGAGGCATAATGGAACAACCAGATAGATTAAAAAAATTTGTATACCAAGACGGTAACCCTATCCAAAAGATATGGGATACATCAAGTCTATCTTCGTTCGCATCATGCCCCCGTATGTACAACTGGACTAACCTACAAGGGTACAAGTCTAAGGTGTATGGTATGGCAACTGGCTTTGGTTCAGCAGTACATGAAGGCTTTGAAGTATTAGATATGCAGAAGTTTAATGGTGCTACTAAGGATGAGGCAGTAGCTGCAGCTATAAAATATGTTCTCCTGGAATTTGGAGAAGCCCTTAATAAATCAGAAGATAAAGCAAGGGGATTAATGGCAGCTCTTAGGGCTATTACCTGGAGAGGTGAGGAATATTGGGATGACCTATTTGAAATAGCAACCATGCCTAATGGTAGTCCTTGCCTTGANCAAAGGTTTGAAGTACCCTTCGGTAATGGAGAGTATAGATTCTCTGGTCGTATAGATAAGGTAGTACAACTAGAGGGNAAGCTATACCTATGTGATATTAAAACAACTAAGACAACACTGAACTCTAATTACTTTGGCAACTTCATGCCGAACAACCAAGTCTTCAGTTACATATGGGCTGCCAGGGAAGTACTAGGATTAGACATAGCAGGCTTCATCATTGATGCCGTGCAAACTGGTGTTCACTTCACTAGGTTTGATCGTAGTGTATACAATGTACCAACAGATTTAATAATGGAATGGTACAAAGATACAGCCGATACACTAGACACATCAACTAAATATTTTAACAACCAACATTACCCAGCAGACTTCACTGCTTGTAATAACTATGGTGGCTGTAGGTTTAAAGAGACATGCTCTTCCTCACCATCACGTCGCAATCTATTCCTGGATAATGATTTCGATAAGCAACCTCATCCAGATTTGATGGAGGCTTAATGATTATCAACATTTTGTTGGGATTAATCCTAGCAGATTTAGTACTGCTTACATTTATGGTGTTCGCTATTGGTAAAATTATTGATGAGAGAATGAAATAACTATTGACAGGATAACAAAAGTATGATAGAGTGAGTACTTATTTAACAGGAGAAAAAATGGCAAACATAAAAACACACAAGTCGGCAGAGTATACTAAGCTTATGTTGGTAGGGGATAGTGGTTCGGGTAAGACCACAGCACTAGCCTCACTTGCAAACGCTGGGTATAACTTACGCATACTAGACTTTGACGATGGTCTGTCTATTCTTCCAGAGTTCTTAAACAAAGATGCAATCAGTCGTGTATCCTTTGTTACTTGTAAAGATTCTTTAGGACAAGGCACAGCATTTCGTAAGGGTGTGCAGATGATTACTAATTGGAAAGATGGCGACGAAGATTTTGGTTCAGTTAAGAACTGGACTAATAAAGATGTACTTGTTATAGACAGCTTGACTTTGATGGGCGAGGCAGCATTACGTGGTGCCCTGGTTTTCAACAATAAGAAATCCACCGACCAACCTAGTCAACCAGAATGGGGGACAGCCGCAAGGGATGTTCAACATATCATACAGTATATAACAGGTTCAGAGGTACCGTGTAATGTAGTAGTAACTACTCATATGCAGTACATGGAAGGAGACTTAGGTGTATCCAAAGCATACCCAACAAGTGTGGGATCTAAACTATCTACTAAGATAGGAAGATACTTCAACTGTGTATGTAGGATAGACACACGGTCTTCAAGTAAGGGCACTGAGCGTACCCTAAGGACAGTCTCAGATCACAAGATGGATTTAAAGATCACAGCACCTAGTCGTGTTGAAGCTAATACTGAATGTGATTTAGCAAAACTATTCGAGGCTATTCAAAAGAATGCTCAAACTAAATTAACAACAGGAGGCAAATAATGTCAGATGTTCTAGACTTTTTAAGCATGACTCCAGGGGATATCCCAGAGTCAGTCACGCTACCAGAGGGTAGCTACGATTTCACCATTACTTCTTATCGTTCGGATAAGGTGGGTGAAAACCAAACACCACTTGTACGTATCAACGTCAAGGCAGTGGGTGTTATCCAATCAGACCTAGCTGATTCAGACTTAGTTAATGCTGAGCCTACACGCATGGAATTTTGGGCGACACCAAAGGCAATGCAACAAAGCAATCCAGCTTTGTCATTAAAATCATTCCTCTTAAAGGGATTGGAGATGGATGACAGTGCGTCATTCAGTGAGTTGCTTGAGCAAGCAATAGGCCAAACCTTTAGTGGTATTGTCAAGCATGAAATGGTTGGCAGAAATAAAGATATACTTCAAGCTTCTGTAAAGAAGATTATTAAGAAGTAATCTAATGGGTGAGTATGCAGTATACAAACGCGTAGCATCACGCAAGCCTCAATCAGCCGAGGCTTGTAAGATTGCTATAGTTTTTGAGTACCCTACCAACAGTGAGACAATCGCTAACACTATCCTGCGTGGGGGCACGGGAAAAATGTTTGCCGAACTCTGTGACATTGCAGGTATTGAACTCTCCGACTGTCTACTCACCCATACTATACAATTAAAACCCCACCTCAACACAGCACAGTACTTCTTTCATAAGAGAAGTGAATACAAAAGATTATGTAAGACAACCGAGTGGCGTTCACCTTACGCCCCAACAAGTGAAGGATATCTTAAGCAAGAATATGAGCAAGACATTCAAAGGTTACACAAAGAGATAGAAGAAGCCAATCCAAATATCATTATCGCAATGGGTTCAGTGTCTTTGTGGGCAGTGACAGGGCTAGCTAAGATTGGTAAGAACAGAGGGGCTACGTTATTAACGGAGCTTTTATCTACAACTTATAAAGTATTACCAACTTACAGTCCTGTCTCTGTCGTTAAAAATTTTAAGTGGAGACCTCACGTTGTAGCTGACTTACAAAAAGCAAAACGAGAATCCGCAACAAAAGAATTAGAACACACAGTCAGAGAGATATGGATTGAACCAACTCTTGAAGACTTAGATGTGTACTACAAGAAATATATTAGTGAAGCTAACCATGACAACCCTCTCGCATTTGATATTGAAACAGCAGAAGGCTCTATCGTATGCATAGGCTTTGCACCTAACCCTAGTACTACAATCGTAGTACCTTTTCGTGATAAGAATAAAGACTTACTCAACTACTGGAATGCAGCTGATGAGATCAGTGCCTGGAAGTGGGTCAAAGATATTCTAGAGAACGATAAGATAGTTAAGGTAGCACAGAATCAATTGTATGATGTATCATGGCTTGCCCATAAACAAAAGATACATGTGAAGGGTGTAATACATGACACCATGCACGCTCAACATTCACTGCAACCAGAACAAGAAAAGGGATTAGGTTTTTTAGGCTCTATATACACCAACGAGAGTGCTTGGAAAACCTTAGCCAAGTTTTCAAAGAGTACCAAAGCAGATGAGTAAACATGAAACGATCAGAATTATTTTCGGTCAAACCAATGCCCGAAGATTCAGTAGATATAGCGAACCATTACAACCTATGGCGAGCCGTATTAGATCAAGCTGTTCAAGACTATGCCTACAATGGCAAGTCAAAGGATGGTTTGAAACACAAGGCAGAAGTAGAGAAGTGGTTGAAGTATAAGTACGACGAGTTTCAATTCGTATGTGACCTAGCTTCAATAGACCATGAAAGAGCAAGAAAAGAATTTGATAAATACAGAGAGGGAGAGTATGAAAACAACAGGAAGATCTTCAGAGTTGCTAATAAAAGCAAGTGAATTAGTTAACGGAGACAGACAAGTAGACTACGGAGACAAGTTAATTAACCATGTGAACATAGCAAACCTGTGGTCAGCATATACTAACTTTCAAATAAACCCACATGACGTAGCAGTTATGATGTGTCTATTAAAGATAGCAAGATTAAAGCAAGGATCTAGGACAGAGGATACATACCTGGATGCTTCAGCTTACATGGCGATCGCTCGTGAAATAGGAGAACGAGTGGAAGACTTACATAAGAAACAATTGGAGAGAAAAAATGGCGAGGATAATAAAGAACACAGAGATTAAGAATTTAAAACTTAATGAAGAACAAATGCTGTGGGTTTACTGTGGATTAGACTGCACACTTACAACAGAGATATGGGATAAGCTACAGCCTCAACTAGATAACAACACTAGATCGACATACGATTTTGAGAGAGCAAGCTTAGGTCCTGCGATCTCTATGGTACTACGTGGCTTACGCGTAGACGAAAGGGCAGTCACAATTATTCGTGCCCCCTTACAAAAGAAAAGATTACAGTTAGCTAGGATGCTAAGTCTATTCGCTAATGCTGTAT